CCGAGAGAATGTGATTGTGGGCGATGTGGCGTATCTGTCTGGGCCGGGGCAGGCCATTGCAGTTGTTATGCCATGCACTGTGATTCACGAAGGCGACTTAGCCGACAAGATGCTAAACCGAAATCTTCACCCAGAATGGCAAGGCGAGCGCACGGCGCTAATGACATCCTTCCCGACAAACGAAGGATTGTGGAACGAGTACAGCGACTTGCTGCGCAATAGTGGCGACGACGGCTACGCCATGAAAACGGCCACACAGTTTTATGCCGACAATCGAGAGGCAATGGATTCTGGCGCGTCAGTCTCGTGGCCGGAAAGATTCTTTCCCTATGAGTTATCTGGCGTTCAGCACGCCATGAACCTGAAGCTGCGGTGTGAGTCAGCATTCTGGGCTGAGTACCAAAACCAGCCCATGCCAGAAGTCGCCGCGATTGAACTGCTAGGGGTCGATGCTATCGCCAACAAGGTCAGCGGTTTTGGGCGTGGGCAATTTCCAACAACTTGCCGACTACTAACCGCGATGATCGATGTGCAGGGCTCGATGCTTTATTGGGTCGTGACCGCTTGGCAAGATGACTACACAGGCTACATCGTGGATTACGGCGGATTCCCAGAGCAAGGCCGAAATTATTACACGCTCGGCAATGCATCGCGGACGCTCGCAAAAGCCTACCCAAGCTGTGACCAGGAGGCGGCAATCTACAAGGGGCTGTCAGATTTACTGAAAACCATCGTAGGGCGTGACTGGCAGCGTGACGACGGTGCAACCATGAAGGTTGCGCGGTGCATGGTTGACGCCAACTGGGGCAATACTTCAACGCTGGTCAATCTGTGCTGCCGCCAGTCACCATACGCAAACGTGCTGACGCCTAGCTATGGGCGTGGCATTAAGGCGAGCCATCGACCAGTAAGCGAATGGCAGCAGTCTAAGGGGACGCGGTGCGGCCCTGAGTGGGTGCCTACAAAAGCCAAAGGGAACCAACTAATTGGCGTAATCTATGACACAAACTACTGGAAGAAACGCTGGCACGATGCGCTCGCATTGCCGCTCGGCAGTGCTGGCGGCTTGCATTTGTTCGCAGCACCAGCGGCAACGCATCGCATGTTTGCGGACCATGTGGCTAGCGAAGTTCCCAAAAAGACCGAGCACGACACGCGAGTAGTTTACGAGTGGCACCAAAAGCCGAATTCAGACAATCACCTTTTTGACTGTGCGGTAGGCAGTATGGTGGCCGCTTCGCTGTCTGGCATTACTCGCCGCGAGGATAGTCGCAAGTCCAATAAACAACGTAAGCGTTCTAGGGTTTCGTACGGAGATTGATATGGCACGACCGAAGGGAAGTAAAACGCGAGAGCATGTTGTGGCGGAAGAAATACCAGCTTCCTGTCCCGCGTGTGGCTCGGTAGATATGGCAGTCGTAAAAGGCTACAGCCCAAGGGTGGTAAGCTTTTGCGGTACGCGGCCTAATGGCGTGGCGTACTCAAGAATTGAAATCCGCATGAAGCAGTGCGCGTGCGGGCAGTTCGTTGCCGTCAAAACATTCATACCAACTAAAACTAACCGCGTTAGTTTAGGGGACAAACTTCACGCGGAATGATTTGTAAACTTTGTTAAAATATCCCACGAGGCTTGTTTCTCCAGAGTCTCACTCGCCCCCGCCGGTGCGGCATCCTTGGCATGGGTATTTTCATGGCACTGACTGAAAACCAAGAAAAGAGACTTGAGTATCTTAAGTCACTAAGGGGCTTGGCTGGCACCAGCCTGGATGGGCAGTCAGCATCATACGACCAGCTCCAGGTGGAAAAAGAGATCAGGGAACTTGAGCGACTATCGTCGCCGTCCAACAGGCCTCGTGTCGTCCGCTGCAACATGTCGGGGGCGTGGTAATGGGCGCAATGGCGTGGATGAAAAACAAGTTTTCCGCATCTTACGGCTACGACGCCACCGAGGATCGTGGCCGCCGTCGTCCCGTGCAAACGGTCACTTACGCGGAAGATGAGCACGCCACATCTCGCAAGCGGCGGATTCTTTCGGCGACAACCCGCGACCTCGCTCGCAATTTTGCTATTGCCGCGTGGGCGATCCGCAAGCACCTTGACTATGTTTCCGACTTTACTTTTCAGTCTAAGACGGGCGACTCTGTTTTCGACCGGCAGTTAGAAGATTGGGTCTGGCGTGCCATGCGTCCCGGCGCTTTCGATGTAGCCAAGCGGCACACGTTTAATCGTGCCGTGCGATTGGCGGAAGCGTGCCGGATTAAAGATGGTGATGTGTTCTGGCTCAAGATTGCTCCGCCTGCTGGCTCGTTTTTCCGTGGCAAGGTGCAAGCCATCGAAGGCGACCGCGTGACAATTTCCGATAATGAAATCCCAGACAACAGCGGCGGGCAGTGGGTCAACGGGGTGCGTCTGGATGAGAACGGAGCGGCAGCAGCTTATGCAATCAGCAAGCGCAGCGGCAGCAGGCTTTCGCTCGAAAGGATTGTCGGCTCGCGTTCTATCCTACATCACGCCTGTTATGAGCGTTATGACCAAGTGCGGGGCGTGTCGCCGATTGCGGCTGGGCTAAATTGGTTTCGTGATACTTATGAGGGTTTTGAGTACGCACTTGCCAAGGTCAAAGTGAGCCAACTTTTCGGGATGCAAGTCTTTCGGGACGGCACCGAAAACATGTTTGGGGCTGGTGCAGCAGAAGCCGAGACCGACCTGGATGGCGACGGCACAAATGAGGCTGGCTATAAAGTCGATTTTGGCCGCGGCCCGTTTATGCTAGACATGGACCCCGGCGACCGTGCCGAGATTCTAGAAAGCAGAACGCCAAGCGGCGAGACGGTTGACTTCCTCAAGTTAATGGTACATGTCGCGCTTAAGTCACTGGACATTCCTTATTCGTTTTTCGATGAGTCATTTACCAACTTTTATGGCTCTCGTGGCGGTTTGATTCAGTATCTCAAGAGTTGCCGCAGCAAGATCACGGACCTGCAAGAGTTCTGTGACAACTGGGCTGCGTGGCGAATCGGACTGGCCATTGAAGACGGCGAAATTCAACTCCCGGCTGGCAAAGATTTTCGCTGGCTCAATTGGGAGTTTGTCCCCGCTGGCGTCCCCTGGTGGGATCCCGTGAAGGAAGTCACCGGAAACCGTATGGCAGTTGCCAGCGGCTTTACATCGCCGCAGCGCGTTTGCCGAGAAGTCGGCACGGACCTGGAAACAAACTTGCGCGAAATCGCAGACGCCAATCGGATGGCGACCGAGCTGGGCGTGGCTTTGGATTTTGGATCGTTAGTCGTTGCGCCGGAACCAACAGAACAACCAATTACCGCAGAGGAATAAAATGGGACGCTTTCTCATCCCCGACAATTTTGTTGAGCGTGGCGATTTGAAGATTCAGGAGGATGCTGTTTACAACATCCCAATGACTTCGATCAAAGTTCACGACGCCATGATTACCAATTTGCCAGGGACGGCAGCAAACGACGACATGGGATTGATTACCGGCACGCCGGGAACGAATGCCATACGCTTGCAGGGCGTTGACTTCGGCGGCACCTCGACCGATGAAAAAGCAGGCCTGGAATTTGTTTTGCCGCCCGAGTATGTGGCTGGTGGAAGTATTACCGTTCGCGCAAACGCTCAAATGGTGACAGCCGTTTCTGATGGCACGGCTACGCTCGATTGTGAGTGCTGGAGCGACGACGGCGACGGCACGGTAAGCTCCGACCTGTGCGCCACTGCGGCGCAGTCAATCAACTCACTGACCGCAGCCAACAAAGACTTCACGATCACATCAACTGCCCTAGTCCCAGGCGACCGTCTGTTTATTCGACTGGCGTTCGCTGGTTCCGACACGGGCAACTTAGCTGTGATGATTCCCCAAATTAACGCAATCAAGATTTTGCTTGACGTGCGAGGCTAACGATGACGCATGAAACCAGAAAAGTACCGGCAGCCGCTACCCGTTGTGTTCTTGGTCCCTTTGAACTTGGCGACAACGGCGATGGTTCCAAGACAGCACCTTTCAGGATGGTGGCCCGCAGTGGCGACTCCATTGACCACTGGTATTGGGGAAAAGTCGTCCACGACTTGTCGGGAATGCAGCGGCACAAAGAGCGGTTGCCCATCGACTACATCCACGACGACGCCGAAGTGATTGGCTATGCGAACCACTTCGACATTACGAATGGTGACTTAGAAGTTTCTGGTGCCTTGGTTCCGTTTAAGGATTCCGACAGAGCGACAGAAATTATTCACAAAGCTAAGGCGGGGGTGCCTTACGAGGCATCCATTAACTTTGGCGGTGATGGGTTGAAGGTTGAAGAGTACAAGCCCGGCGAGTCGGTCAACGTCAACGGGCGAGAGTTTGCGGGGCCGGTAACTGTGATTAGAAGCTGGCCATTACGTGGTATTGCGGTTTGTCCCTATGGCGCTGATTGCAATACGTCAACGTCATTTACACAAGACACAGAGATTGAGGTGCAAATTATGGCACACGATGAATTAGCAGAAGTTGCGGAAGCGTCCGAGGTGGCAACCGTCGAAGATGCGACCGATTTGGATACGTCAGCCGAGATCGTCGAAGAAGTGGCGGTTGTTGACGCTGAACCTGTGGCGGAAGTGCAAGCCGTCGCAGAACTTGCCAAGACAGGCCAAGACTTTCTTAGCACGTTCGGTGAGCGTGGCGCGGTCTGGTTTGCCGAGGGCAAAACCTGGGAGGAAGCCCAATCGCTTTACCAGCAATCGCTAGTAAGTCGTGTGGCCGAACTGGAAAGCAAGCTGGCGGCAGTTTCTGCCAATGGTGAGCAATCCCCTGTTTCGTTTTCGAGTAGTGAGCAACCACAGAAAAAGGGTTTGGCGGGCAAGCTAAAGTTTGCCTCGCAGCCCATGAATAAGGAATAAGAACAATGGCAGAAGACCCCCTGGCCGTAGCTGATTTGATCGCTGACGCTTTCGATTTGGCTGACATCGAAGTTTCTGATTTATTGATGACATCGCCGCTGGTTTCCTTGCTTCGCATGGAACCTTCGAGCAATGGCACGACGCACAAATATACCAAGGAAACCGGCGCTCCTGTCGTTGGCTTCCGCAGTGTAAACGATGGTCGCGAAATCGATAGTTCAATTGATACTCTTGTTAGTATCGACCTGAAAGTGCTTGATTTCTCTTGGCGTGTTGACGTGGCTTTGGCCAACGCTTGGCGCAAGGGACGCGAGAACCTGATCGCTCGTGAAGGCTTGCGGCATATCAAGGCCGCATTGATGGCTTTTGAAAAGCAAGTCATCAACGGCACGACCGGTGCAAGCGATAGTGCCGGTGCGTCTGGTGCATCGGGTGGATTTACTGGCTTCCGCGATGCTTCTACGGTCAACGGGCTTTCCGATACTATGGTGGTCACTGGTGGCTCTTCTACCGCCGATGTGAACTCCAGCGTTTACGGTGTTCGGTTGGCATTCGACGGCGTGACCGGCGTGTACCGTGGCGATAGCGATGCGATTTCCTTGATGGAAACTGTCATCATGGAAACGACCGGCAGCAGCACGGGAACATACCCAGCGTACTACACGCCGGGATGTACTTGGCTTGGCCTGCAAGTTGGCTCGGCTTACGACCTGGGCCGTATCTGCAATCTCGACAACTCCAGCAACACACTGGACGACGACAAGATTGCCGACTTGCTGTCGCGGTTCCCTGTGGGCTACGCACCGACTCATTTGATTATGAGCCGTCGCAGCCACAAGCAGCTCCAGCAATCGCGGACGGCTACCAACCCGACCGGCACCCCTGCTCCATTCCCAAGTGAAGCGTTTGGCGTGCCTATCGTCGTTTCGGATGCTGTCAGCGACACGGAAGAGTTGGTGGCCTAGTGGCTAGTGCCTTAGCACAAGCGGCGGCACTCCTCAACGACACTATGCAAATAGTGGCCGGTGAAGTCGTGCATTATCGCCGAGGTGCTATGGATGTAGAGTTGTCAGTTTATCGAGGCCAGACGACAAGCGAAGATTACGGCGCTGATGGCGCGGCAATTGTAGCTCGGCTGGTCGATTGGCTGATTGCTCCTGGTGACTTGGTGATTGATGGCAAAGTAACGAAACCCGTTATCGGTGACATGGTGGTTGCCGATAACGGGGATACTTACGCGGTCAGTTATGCGGCGGGCGAAAATGTTTGGCGCTGGTCAAACCATTCGCACGCGATGATGCGAGTTCACACGGTGCAGGTAGCAGCAATTGGGGCAGGCGATGGAGAGTAGCGAAGACATCGCCGAAGGTGTGGTGGCAATGCTCAACGGTTTAACAACCAGCATAGCATTTACCGCCGAAGTGCCTTTGCTGGTGCCTGTTGTAGATCGCATGGTTGATTCCGCCACGGTACAGGTTTATCCGTTTGAGGAAACAGAAACGCCGGGCGACAGGGCAGATATGTTTTCCGCAACTCGTGTTGTGCAGATGTTGGTGCAAGCTCCGATGTCACAGACGATTACACGGAAGACGTACCTAACCTGGCTGAACGAATTGAAGGAGGGCTTTCGTGAGTTGGTGGTGAGTGGCTGGCGTTTTGGTGGCACCGAAACCGTGTCGCTTTACGACTTCGACGCCATGAAAGAAAAACAGCAGTTTATGTCACTTTTGAAGGTCACATTTTTTACGTTTAACTAGCATGGCAAACGCGGTAGCGGGACTTACTGTGAAGGTGCAAATGGATGCTGAGAAGCTTCTGCGACGCCATGCCGCCAAAGAGAAAAAGGTTTTATTCAAACAGGGTGCGTACCTCAAGACAGCCATGGGCCGCTCGATGCGATACGCCACCAAAAAGAAAAAAGCGAGTCAACCAGGACAGCCGCCACTGGCACACAAAGACAACCCAAAAGGGCCGATGCTACGCAAGCTCATCAAGTTTGAGGTGGACTTGGCGGGCAAGAGCGTGGTGTGTGGGCCAACTGCGTTTGGTCGTGGCGTTGTCCCTAAGGTGTTGAACGAAGGCGGGACAATAAAAACAAAGCCACGCAAGGCCAAGGAAGACTATCAGATTGGCGACTTTGGACCGATCCGCCGATCAGCCACATCCGCGCAATCGCGGCCCATTGTTCCCAAGGGCGAAAAGTATGTTCGCGTAGAACTCAAAACGGCGGCGATGGTGACAAGATCGCAGCGACTAGCGGTGACGTTCAATGCGATGTTGCCGCCGAGTGTTGCTGTCAGCATTAAGCCGCGACCGTTTACCGCACCGCTTATGACCGATGGCGGCGACAATTTCCGCAAGTTAATAGATTCTGTTCCGTTATAAGGAAAGCACGACATGGCTAAATCATATATCAAGGGTGCATCGTACAAACTGTACCTTAACACCGGCACTTACGCCTCGCCAACCTGGGCGGAAATTAAAGCCGTTGGCGACATCTCCGTTGATAAAGCACCTGATGATGTAGAGGTGCCAGAGCGGGGCATGGACACAGGCCACTTGCACGGCGAATCGAATCCGACATTTAGCTTTACGCTGTTTGAAGATTCTGGTGACACGAATGTTGAAACGCTGATTGCCGCCATTTATTCGGGTGCCATGAAGGAATTAGCGGTCGCCAATGGTGCCATAGCAACGACAGGCACAAAGTATCTTCGCATGGAAAGCGTGTTGATGGGTAGCCTGTCGGCGGCTCGTGCCGATGTGGCTTCTTACGAAATCACGGCAATGCGTCACGCGAACAGCGATTACGCCATGACAAGGACGACGGTGGCCTAACATGACCAAACAAGAAATTATCGAGGCGCTTGTCGCAGGCTCACGGGCCACGTCAAGCGAATACGTCAATATTAAACGCGAGCATCTTTTGATTGCATTAGATGCATTGCCTGAGAGTGAGATTGAAGATGCAAGCAACACGGAAGCCGCAGACATTCTTGGACCTCCAGAAGCGTGAGTGGCGATTGGCTCTTGATTTTATCAAGTTGCCAGCCATCCGCGATTCGACGGGAGTTGACTTTGGCCAAGTCGAGCATTTTAGCCAGTCTTGGGCGCAGCTTTATTTGGAGCAAGATAAGCTCCTGAAAATCGTCTGGCTGGTTGTATCTGGCCAAGCCGAAGCGCAGGGCATTACACAGCAGCAGTGGCTGGAGTCAATGGACGACGCGGCCCTGGGTGATGCCTACGAAGCCTTGGGGGAATCGGTAGTAAATTTTACCCGTCCCCAAAATCGGGGCATGATCGAAGCGGCAATCAACACAATCAAGAGCGGAGTGACGGCGACGATGGAGAAAGCATCGGCGGAGATCCAGAAGCAGGGCGAAAAGGCAATCGCACAGCTTATGACTATGCCGCTGAGTGCGCCGGAATTATTGGCTACTTCGACAAAGAATGGACGCTCCGCCAAGCGGCAGCGGCAGTAGAGGCACGGCAGAAAATCGAATGGGACAAGCTGGGGTGGGCGTTGTTGTGGATCGTAAACAGAATGCCGAACATGTCAAACAAACGCAGGCCACCGGTGAGAATTGCACAACTCAATCCGTTTGCCAGGGCCGAAAAACTGCGACTTTCACGCGCGGCCAAGGATGCTGCCTTCAATGCTGTCTGGGATAGTGTGGAGGAAAGTTGATGTTTGGCGGCGCAGTTGAATCTGGCAAGGCTTTCGTCAAGTTTTTTCTTGACGACAAAGAGTTTAAGAGCCAACTTAAATCTATCAGCAGCAGTCTTACCAGCGTGGGCAAGGCTGGCCTAATGGCCACAGCCCCACTGATTGCAGGCTTCGGAGCCGCCACGGCTGCGGCTGTCTCGATTGGAGATGAGCTTGGTGACATGGCGGTGCGAACGGGATTCAGCACCGACGCACTTTCTGAGCTAAAATTTGTGGCCGGTCAGACCGGCACTTCCCTCGGTACGTTCGAGCGTGGCATTCGCTCAATGCAAAAAGGGATTGTTTCCGCCAGGGGGGGCACGGGTGCCTTTAGTGACGCACTCAAGACGCTCAAGATTAACCTGCAAGACATAGCAGCGTTGCCGCCTGAAAAGCAATTCCAAGTCTTGTCGGTGGCGATTTCAAATATCGCGGACCCAACATTGCGGGCTGCTGTGGCTATGCAGGTTTTCGGCAAGAGCGGTGCCGAAATGTTGCCGATGCTCGTGGCTGGCGAACGCGGCATTGAAGCTCTGCGAGTCAAGGCTAAGGAACTCAATGTTGTCTTGAGTGATGAGACAATCGCTGCTGCGCAAAAGTTTGATGATGCCATGAACGCATCACAGCAGCAAATTGGCGCATTGGGTGCGGCCATCGGCGGAGCACTGGCGGGACCGCTGGCGGACTTTATTAGTTGGACCCAAGGTGTAGTGGCGGTGCTGATTGAGTTTGTCAATCAAAACCAAAACCTTGTCCGCACTGTTGCTGCCGTGGTTGGTGTGATTTCCGTGGCAAGCACGACATTCATTGCACTCGGTCAAGTTGTGACTGGCGTAGAAAAAACAATCATGGCCGTTGTTGCTATCAAGAAGGTCTGGCTGAGTTGGACAATTGCGCTCAAGTCGGCTATCTGGTCGTTGTCGATGGCAAGTGCAACATTTGGCAAAGTCATCACGTTAATTACGCGGCACCCAATTCTAGCTTTTTTCTCATTGCTTGCTGCTGGACTGGTGGCGTTGGCTGCCTACTTTAACTGGACTGCCGACTCTGCTGACAATATGTCTGAGAGCATTGACAACGCTTTAGATAAAATGCCAGAAACCGACCAGCAGCAAGGTCAATTGCAGTTAGAAGCCTCAAGGATTGGCGCACAAATTGAGGCATCTGTGTCGCAGCAGAATGCACCGGGAGCCGCTGCGGCAGTGGGTGCCACTTCGATTGCTACGGCAGATTTGAGTGTTGTCGAAAAATGGACCGAGGCGACAGCCAAGGGGATTGGCGAACTCGTGAATATCGCACGCCGTCCAGGCGGTCTACTGATTGGGGCTGGCTGATATGGCACTAAAAACTAAACGCGGCAGAGCGGGCGGCTCGGCGGAGTCGCCGCAACTGGACATCGTTGTGTATGACGATGCCGACGCAGCGATTGATTATGCAACGGCACTAAACGCTGCTATCGACGCGGCCCCCATTTCGCTAATGGGGATTCCCATTGGCTCTGTGCAAAACGTCGAAGAGTTTAGTGACTCTAAGTATCGCTTCACTGTTGGCTATTCAGCCTTGCCGACGCCTAGCACGCTGTCGCGCCCTGAGCCGCCAGAGATAAACACGGTTTTGCGGACGGCAAATTACAACGCCAAGTCGAAAAAGTTATTTAACTTCCTGGAGCCAATAGGCGTTTATGGCCCGACTGGCGACGTAACAGCCGACTACTCTCAGACTAAATGGAAGATTGATTCACAGGCGGCAGACGCTTTCAGTTATGCAATCTCGCCCGGCACAATGTTTGACCCTTTGCCGGAAACAGACACCCTGGCTTTCTTCGCACCCAATGATTTTGTTGACGATGCCTACTTTAATTCTATCCGCTCAATCATGGGGCATTTTAACAATGCACTCTGGCGTGATTGCACGCAGGGATCGTCGCAGCTTGTGCGATTTAGCGCTAACCCACGTAGTGCGGAAGACTGGGAGCTGTCTTTTGGGTTTGGGTATCAGGAAGAGCAATCGACCATCGACATTGGCGGCGATATCACAATACCGACTTTGCGTGGCTCTTGGTATTACTGGGTCCGCGATAGCCTGGAACTAAACAATACAGCCACACCACCAATATTAGAGCGATTCCCCGACTTAGCTTTCGTGGGGCGTGTTTGGCCAGAATCCGACTTCAATATCTTGGACATACCCGCATGATAGAACCAAAGAAATTCATCATCGGGCAGACCGTTTCTGAGTTGCCGGGAAACACGCTTAATGCATTACGTGAAGGCGAACTGCGAGATCGCAACCTCGCTGGCCAATCAAAACTTTCCAACGGCTACTATGCTGCACCACAAGCGTCTGCTTGTGTGCAACTTGCCTGGACTGGTGACGAAGATTTAATGCCGGGGTCCGCTGTTGTTTTATCCGACCCAATCCACACGTATGAAGACAAGCCATCGGCCCCATATTCGGGTGTAAAATTCTTTTGCGAACTGCCAACGACGGAAACCGAAGAAAGTGGTTTTTTTGCAGTCACAGCTACACCGCTTGCGGCTGCTGTTGGCGATAACCAGTCAGTTGGTTACGGCTACATCCCCAACGCCTGCTGGGCACAAGTCAACGTCACGGATGAGGCCCACGAAACAGCCTCGCTGGCCGATGGTGAAACGCTGCTGCAAAGTGCAGAATCTGGCCGAGTGCCTATTGTTTGGAAGCCGACCGGGACGGGGACGAAATGGTGCGTTGTCGCCCTCTCCCCTGGCGGCGGCACGTCGGGGATGCAGGGAGGTTTCGCGTTCCTTACCGGCGATGTAAGCGCAGCATCTTTAGGGGCATCGCATATCACACTTGGCGAAGGGCTGGCGGTTGAGTATCTACGCGACGACCCAGACGACCCAACATCATGGGAAGCGACGGTTGGCGAATCGGCTGACGAGTTTGCAATTTATAGCAAAAACCCTGTTCTCATTCGTGCTGGCCGCGCCGTCACTTATCAGATTGTTGACGGGGTGAAGATCATCAACGATAAGGACTGTGGGTAATGGCTGCCGAGCGCGAATGCCCATGCTGCAAGAATCTCCCACTCTGGGCAGCGACGGGAGTTACGAGGTCCTCAAACGCCGGGCACTGGACGGGCGGCAGTCCAGGTAGCGGAACATATGCTCGCAACTGGCTTTCGGACGGCGTGTGGGGTGGTGGCAGCGACTCTTATTATCTTTCGACGCGAGAGTATCTATTCACGCAAAATTCCAGTTCTGAATTACAGCAATGGAGAGCTGACTACCCGCACTTACTACAAACATCGCCGTCAGTTATTGACAGCGGCACGTTTAACAACCGACCGCACAGCCTTTTCGATAATAAGCTACATGTCATTGACCAAGTTTACACAGTTGACGTTAGCGGCATTGAAATTGTCGATGCTTATTGTTCTGTTTGGGACTTGGCCACCAACACCATGGATATTGATGATAGTTTAATTACGTCTTTTCTATTGGATGGCGTTGAATTATTTCCCCTTGCAGAAGAAGGGGGAGCAAATGGCACGGTTGGCTCTCTGTTTTTTGCGGTGACGCCGGAATCCAATAACATGATGGTTCAGGTCGCTTACAACACGACCGGAAACAACTGGATTTATGAGTCACATGTTGGGACATACGCAATCACCGCTCTTAGTTCAACTGAGTGCAGGATTACATTTACGACAGATGTAAGCGGACCATCTGTCACGCTTTCTTACGAAAGAACAACAACACCGGCAATTCACGAAGCACACGACGGCACAATTTACTACCACGATTCAATCGCAGGAGACATCCGGTTTGTCAATATCCCCGGCTTCTCATACAACAGCACAACGCCGACAACCACAACTTTCGCAATTGCTAGCCGACTCGGATATGTGAGTAGCTATAGACAGGGGGCAACGAACTGGACTTTTGAAACTGTTGCGCCTGATGGTGATTACACATTTACTGTGCCTGCTGCCAATGTCTCTGCTTTTGACTTTAGTTTGCGATTAACTTCAAATTCAAGCCGATATCTTCCGGCTATGATGGGCGGCAAGTGGTGCATTAACGCAAAGCCAACGCTTTCGGCAGCTAACACGGCGTTCCCGGATTTGATCACAGCCTTTGACAGCGACGATACCGAATCTGACGGCGATGTTGACCTGACGAAGTTTGTGTTTAATCACGACTTTACCGAAGTAGAACGCCGCGTCTCGTGGAACTGGGGTCCTGTTGAGCCGGGTGGGCGATACTCACCGGGCCACGATGGATTTGAGGCTAGCTCACCGTTCTACTATCTCGTTTCCACAAAGCCGGACCATAACACCGCGTTAGAGGATATTTTCGAGGACTACTCAGACGGCATATTTACTGTGCCTGCCGACCAGTACGCAACAATTGTGCAATACGACGCGGGGATTCCAGGCGTTGGCGGCGTAGCCCCACACACAAATCACTATGACCTAGAGAGCAGCTCCGCTGAATTTGATATCCGTTTCATTGAGGCAATGAAAACATCCGCCTTTGGTTCGTCAATGGTCTACCATGAGGTCAATGATTTGACCGAAGACATGATTCTTGTGTTGGCAACTGGGACGGTTACGCACGATCCGATTGACCCGAGCGACATCACCACGAGCGACAATAAAACTTGGTCTGTCACCGTCAACAATGTGAGTGGTGGAGAGGATGGCGGTCTGCTGACCCTAACCCTGCGAGCCGACAAAGAACTTTACGGCACGCCAGACGACGCAGAGTTCGGTTATCTACCGCCGAGAGTGCCCGCGGTTTACCAAGAGTTTTATGATGTGCCTCCTGCGTGATGTAGCCCCGTTCTACACCGCTTGCCAGTTCTGCGAACTGTGGAAGCCTACCACCCCACCACCAACTTAAAAAGCTCCCACAACCCCCAGCCGATGCCATAAAGCACGGCTAGCACCATCTATTTTGCAAGCACATTACTAGAAACCACAATCTATTGTGCCTAGTAGAAAATCTGTAAAATTCTTCAAAATCACTCTGGACGGCGGCAAGTCCGGTCGATAGATTAACAACCGCGACGACCAAACAACGAGCAGAGTGGAAGCGCTTTAAGCGGTTGTCAGCCCAACAGGTCGTCGCAAACCAAGCCACTTAGGTGGTTTGGAGATCAGGGGCTGGCAATCGCTTGGAGCGTTTTTTATTTGACCAAGGGAATCTACATGGTCGCTGCAAACTTCTCCGTCGCCCCCGAAATCGAAGCCACGCTCGGCAGCACAACGCTGATCGTCCAGTGTGCCTCGTGCTACGCCGAGTTGGTCTGCCCCTCCAACGGCGAAACGACCGTCGAACTGGCCCGCAACTTTTGTTTGCCGCTGTTGGCAGGCCGGATTGCCGAGCGACCGTTTTGCGAGGCGTGCATTGAATCTCAGTTGAAGCACAAGGACTGTTACTAAGGAACCCCTCCCCACCCCGGCAGGCCACGGACGAAGCACGGACGCCCTGCTGGGGGGATTTAAGGAAAGGAACGACATGAACACCGATCTCGACCACGGCGACTGGCACAGCGGGCCACATTCATTTTTCGCCACGGTTTTGTTTTTCTCACTCGTGGAAATTGTGGCGGGAATTTTACTTTTGAAACTTCTCTAAGGGAAACCATGAACAAACTCAGAGCACTCGTTGACGAATGGCTGGCATTATCTTCGGCCAAGATCGAAGAATCCGACCGCTGTCGTGGCACTGACTCCCTCTGTCTTTACGTTCAGGCAACTCAGCTTGTCGCCTGTGCCAACAAATTGGAGCGGACGATTTTGGCGCAGCAGAATGAGGATTTCATGGCGAGCATCGTCCCCGGCTTCCGCGATCTTGACGACGTTGTGGCGACCGATGCCGCCAACAGCGTAATCCTTTAAGGAGTAAATATGACACTAAAACAATTTGCAGACGATTGTGCGGCTCTAGTTGTTGACGAAGATCAACGGGCTTGTACTGCCGAGTTTGAAAAGCAATGGCAGAACCTATCACAGCACGCCGGACCCGAATCACGGACAATAATAGAAGCGATATTCAATCTAGGCTGGGCGACTCGTGCTTGCTGGAAGCCAAATCATGACATTGATGAAGCCATTGCCCGTGCGGCGGCTCAGGCTGTACAGGAGCAAACCTGTGATTAAAGCCAACGAACCCGACCCACGCACGGAGCAAATGTGGGAGCACTGTATGACGGTGCGCGACTCCCTGCTAGTCAAGGTGCGAGACCTGGACGTTGCGTTAGAGGCCGCGTGGCCGCTCTTGCATGACACCGAGCATTGGGGTGATGTCTTGAAGCGGCTGGCCGATGTGGCGGAGCAGCATTGCGAAGTGGGGGTGAAGTGATGGCCGTGAAACAAAAAGAACTGATAACCGAGGAACCTATGATTGCCGAGCCGAATCAATTAGCGGTGGTATCTGCCACGCCGATGACCATTATCCAGAACGCAGTTGCCAGTGGCATCGGGGCCGATGAACTGGAAAAGCTGCTGGCCATGCAAGAACGCTGGGAAGCCAACCGCGCACGAGAAGCGTACAACGCTGCGATGAGCGAAGCGCAGCGGGAAATGCCGGGAGTCATCCGCGACAAGCTCAACTCTCACCTCAAAAGCAAATACGCTCGACTGGAAACCGTCGATGCAGCTATCAAGCCGGTCTATTCCAAGCACGGCTTTTCGCTGTCGTTCGGCACGCTACCTGACGCCTTGCCGGACCACTGCCATATCTCGTGCGAGTGCCGACATTCTGGCGGACATGTCGAGAAGTTTGAAGGCAACTTTCCGCTGGACCTAAAAGGCTTGGCGGGCGGTGCGAATAAGACGCCGATTCAGGCGATGGGATCAACGATCAGCTACGCTCGCCGCTATCTAACGTTGATGATTTTTAACGTGGCTGTTCTCGACGAGGACGACGACGGCAACGGAGCGCCGGAGTTTATCGACAAGGGACAGGTCGCCCGCTTGGAAAAGGAACTCAAGTTGATTCCGCCAGCAGAGGATGCACTAGGACGATTGCTGCGATGGGCCAAGATTGAAACACTGGCCGAACTGCCCAGGGACCGATTTGAGTTGGCCCTACAAAACCTAGTCAACGAAGCAAGGAAGTTTAACTCGTGAAAGTTCACAGCGTACAGCAAGGGACCGCCGAGTGGCATAAGTTGCGGCAAGGAACGCCGACCGCTTCCTGCTTCTCTCGGATTGTCACTCCAAAGAACTGGACCTATGCGGCGGGCGCTCAAAGTTATATCGACGAGTTGATTGCCGACAAGTTTGCACCAATGTATGGCGATGATGATGAGTTTTCCAACAGTTCGATTCGCCGGGGCAACTACCTGGAGCCTGAGTCGCGCCGGTTCTATGAGTTCAAGCATAACGTCAAGGTTGAGGAAGTCGGCTTCATTACCACAGATGATGGGCGGTTTGGTTATTCGCCGGACGGCATGGTGGGAGAGGATGGTCTGATTGAAAGCAAGTCACCGCTACCAAAAACGCAGGTCAAGTATTTGCGGGCTGGTGGTATCCCTGACGAATACCTTGGGCAGTGCCACGGCGGATTGATCGTCACTGGCCGCGAGTGGATTGATTTTCTTTCGTACTGCCCAGGCTTGCCGACGCTGGAAGTTCGGCTGGTGCCCGATGAGAAAACAGAAGCCTTGCGACTGGCCCTAGAAAGATTTTGGGATGAACTGCAAGAGGCTTTGGCGATTGTAAAAGCCAAGTTTGAACCGCTGCCGACTCGTGAAGTCGAGACGCAGGCCGGAACTTATACCGAGGAAATTTACGTTAGCCCATTTTAAGGAAACCTGCTTAGCTCGTTGCTAGGCACTCCCCCACTCCCGGTTGAACTGCGGTCACAAACAGACGGCGGGAGTGGGATTTTTGAGACATGAAAGGAAACGCATGACCGCCTACGAACGCAACCGGATTATTAGCGACCTCGACCTATGCCGCGGACCCAGTATGAGTCGCCATTTCCGCGTGATCGCCGAGCGGCATGGCGTGACTAGGGCTGACGTTAAGCAGGTCCACGAGGACGAACGCAAACGACGGAAAAGAGCGCACGACCAGCGACGGCGGGCGGCGATGCAGGGTGTGGTTTTGATTTAGGGTTTAGGACTCTTTAGGACTCTCGACTAGGACAGTTGAAATGGATGAAACAATGCTTTTACGTGATGATGAACGCTGGCGACTGGTGCAGGAAGATTGCATCCTGCACATGCCGAAAATGCCAGCCGCTTCGGTAGACTTCGCGGTATTTTCTCCGCCGTTTCCTTCGCTGTTTGCTTATACCGATCAGCCGAACGACATCGGCAACGCCGAGGACTTCAAGGGCGATGCGAAATTGCACTTGTCATTTTTCTACAACCAACTGGCTCGCATTGTGAAGCCTGGGCGTGTGGTTGTTTCGCATGTCATGCAGATCCCACGGTTGAAGCGAAGCGGGGATGTCGGCTTGCACGACTTCCGTGGCCTGAACATTCGGCTGGCCGAACGTGCTGGCCTAGTCTTTGAATACGATTGGGCTGTCCGCAAGAATCCGCAGGCTCAAGCCATTCGCACCAGGAGCCGGGAATTGCAATTTGCGGGACTGGAAACCGACCGTGCGAAGTCTCGCGGCTGTTTGCCGGACTACCTTCTCAAGTTTCGTGCCCCCGGCGATAACGAAGTGCCGGTCGATTCCGATGGTCAAGTCAGCCGTAACGATTGGATTCAATGGGCTGAGGGGTGCTGGGATGATATCAACAACACCGACACGCTGAACACCGCATCGGGCAAAGGTGAAGATGACACTAAGCATATTTGCCCACTCCAGCTTGGCGTTATTCGACGGCTGGTGAGGCTTTACACCAATCCTGGTGAGATTGTCTTTTCGCCGTTCACTGGCATCGGCAGCGAAGGTTATGAAGCCTTGCTGAATGGTCGCCGTTTTTACGGTACGGAGATCAAAGATGAATACATCGCTCAAGCTCGCAAGAACTTGGCGGCGGCGGAATCGAAAGAGCATGACCAGCTATCACTTTTCGAGGGGGTGGCGTGATGCAAATAATTCTCAACCCCCGCTCCATCGAAGATTACAAAACGTATCTTCAAATCAAGCAACTGCCGGCATGGTCAATCCGTGGCCGTGTGGCGGACATTCCCGACGAGTACGCATCGCGGCTGGGAATCACGGTGGCAACATCGGCGAGCGATTACCAGCCAGAGCCGTTCTTATTCGATTACCAAGCGGACATTACACGCCAAGCCATTGAGCAGCGGAAGTTTGCCGTCTTTGCCGACTGCGGTCTAGGCAAGTCGCTCATCATTCTGAGCTATGCCAACTACGTCAGGCAGCGAACAAATAAGCGGATTCTGATTCTGACTCCACCCCTCGTGGTGAAGCAGCTTGCCGGTGAGGCCGCCAGATGGTGGGGCGAAGAATTGCCGGTGGAGATTGTCAAGGCGGCGAATCTGCAAGAGTGGCTCGATGGTGAAGGGCCAGCCATCGGCATCAGCAACTACGAAGCCTTGAAACGTGACACCACGCAGGGCAATCTCGGCTGTCTTATCCTCGACGAAAGCAGCATTCTCAAGAGCCACTATGGCAACTACGCGGGGATCTGCTTAAAGCTCGGCTACGGCCTAGATTGGAAATTGTGCTGCACGGGAACGCCTGCACCCAACGACCGGATCGAGTACGCCAATCATGCCGTATTCTTGGACCGCTTCCCAACGGTGAATAGTTTTCTGGCCACGTACTTCATCAATCGCGGCCAGACCAGCGAACGGTGGGAATTGAAGCCGCACGCCCTGCGTCCCTTCTATCGCTCACTATCGGCATGGTGCATTTTCTTGACCGACCCCAGTGTGTACGGCTGGAAAGATAACGTCGCCACGCTTCCGCCAATTAACGTGCATATTCATCAAGTCATGCTCACGCCGCAGCAACGCGACTGGGTGCGAAGTGAGCTTGGCGAATTGGTGGTGACGCGGGCCGGTGGAATCACGAAGCGGGCCGCTTACGGCCAAGTCGCCAAAGGCTTTCACGGTGCCAAGCGGTTTGCCACGCTCAAATATGAGTACATGCAAACGCTGCTGCACCAATGGGAGCAAAAGGAATCAACTCTCGTTTGGTGCCTTTACGACGAGGAGCAAAGCCTTTGCCATGCCGCATTAGGCGGAGAGTCAATGGACGGCTCAACGCCAATGAATAAGCGTACTGCGATGATTGACCGCTTCAAAGCAGGCGAGACTAGGACGCTAATTAGTAAGCCTCGCATCCTTGGATTTGGCCTAAATCTGCAAGTCGCCACCCGCCAGATTTTCAGCGGACTGCAAGACAGCTACGAAGCCTACTATCAGTGCGTCAAGCGGTCGAATCGAATCGGCAGCACCAAGCCGCTCAACGTGCATATCCCGGTCACGGAGTTAGAGGAGCCGATGGTTGAGAACGTATTACGCAAAGCCCACCGGGTTGAGCATGACACGAAAGAGCAAGAGTCGCTGTTCCTGGAGGCGATGGCTTAGATGGCAACCTTCCAACCACTCTTCGCCCTCCTCGACGATGAACCGGCAACCACAACCCCGGCTGATCGACGGACATTCGAGCAGCGTGAAGAAAACCTAGCACGCATCGCCGAAGTGATCGACCTAGCCGACACGGTAAGCGGCAAGCTGCTCTACGAAATCGCTGGCGATCACTGGCGCGACGACTGCGAGGAACTGGAACGACGGGGCTACGCAATTTATTACCAGTCGCTCGATGGTCGGCACTGGTCGGTGAGTAAGAGGGCGTTTGAACCATGAGCGTTCAATACAAATATCTGCTGAAACTTCCCAAATGGCAGAAGATCCGCTATCGAGTTATGGAACTACGGCAGTGGAAGTGTGAGTGCTGCGGTGAAGATGAAGCTCCATTGCAGGTACACCACTTGGACTACCTGCCACAAACTTCCCCATGGGAGTACCCCGAGGAATGGCTGGAAGTTCTTTGCGAAAAATGCCACAAGTGGCGAGAGTTGTTTAACGCGATATTTGGTAGAAGTCTCGCGTCAACCGTTGAGTGCAAAAGGTTGGTTTCATTTTTTTCGCGACACGTGAAGCCTACGCTTGATTCGCACATGAAATTATCTCGCAAAAGGGATCGGCGATTGGCACGCATTGGCGACAGCGACGACACCCTTAGCGCTCTTTTTGCTGAATTAACAAATAGAGAAAAATCTATAACCCCAACTGAAAGGATTTAACCATGAACATTCCCACCGCCACAGCCTATGAAGCGGACAAGGTTTACGCCGATGCGCGATTCTATTCGCTCGAAGGCATCGAAGGATTCTTTCGCCGCGTTAAGAAGCCGGGCAAAGGTACGAAGCTCGCTTGCTATGACACCGACGCACTTCGCACCGGACACTTTATTGAGGTGTTTGCTAGTGAACTCAGCGACACGCCTGGGAAGCCGGACCACGCACCCGGCCCTAACGCCAGAATTGAGAAGCCGGAGTTGGTGGAGGCGAAGTAGGTTTAACACAACCACCCCGCAGGAGAACGTGAGATGAAACTGAAAGACTTTAATCGGCAGTTGGGCGAATCCTATGGCAGTCCAATTAAGGGCACGGCTGTAATTACCACTGGCGGCTGCGTGCGGATCAATCGCGATGGTATGTATTTGGGTCACGGCGGTGTGGCTGATACCGATGGTGACGATTGGCAACTCCTCCAACCCGCGCCGGTGCTAGGGGAAGCGGTGAAGTGGCACAGTCCCAGCGAGGAACTGCCAGATACTCTTTACGCTGGCGACCGCGTACTGATCGTGACGATGGAGCGAGAACGTGCCGATTGGCCGGTAAGGCCAGAGTTGGTGGTGATAAGAGCCGAAGAAAACGGCTGGTCGTGCCGCGATGAAGTGTATGACGGCTACGGCCCGACTGACGGTGTGGCGTGGATTACTGAAAAGGAACTGTTAAAGGCTTTACCCCTTCCCGCGCTCCCTCCTGAGCCGAGCCTGCGAGAGAAGATTGAAGCCCTGTTGCGTGATAGTGACTTGGAGCTTCAGCCATTTTACCAAAAACGACTGGCCGATGACCTCGAAGCTCTGATCGGAGGTAGCGATGAGTGAGACATGTCCACATTTCCTTGAGCTTGCTCACACTCTGCCGAGCCTACAAATCTTCTGCATGAAAGTTCCGATGCCTATGGCTGAAAGCGACTTTGATGAGATGGTCAGAACAATCGAAACATGGAAGCAGGGCATTAAGCTTCTATCAGAAAAGGAAAGCGACATTAACCATGAGTGACCGAGCCAAACTAAACGCCGCGAGCTTTATTGAGTTTTTGAGCGAAGATGCAGACATTCCATTTAAGCACGATGACCTATCGCACATGGCCGTTTGCCACGGGTGCGGTGCCGTCGTGTGGCCTAGCTGCAATTGTGGCACAGATTCGCGGGAGTCACCGCTTTGCGACCGGCTACCACAGCCGATGACTTATGGGCATATCGCGGACTTACTCACCGCCGCCGAAGCCCGGATCGCGGAGCTGGAGGCGGAAGTTATGTCTTGGGCTGAGGCCGCTTACGATGCTGCACCAGAGGAGTCAATCAGCGATGAGCTAAAGGACAGAATTATCAAGGCCGTCACTAACGGCGGCCCAGCCGCAGGGGGAGGGGAGTCCAAGCCATGAAGTGCAAAGAGTGTGGACTTGAATACGAAGTTACAACCACAACCAGCGAAACCGGTGATATATCATTGCGCGGCATTCACGGTGCTGGCGGTGTTGATTGCCTCGCCCGTCAGCTTGCCGCCAAGTCCGCCGAGTGCGCCGAGTGCGAGAGATACGAGAAGCTGATGCAGAATTTGGTGGTTAGCGAACTCGGCTGCTGTGACTGTTTTAGTGAGTGCTGCTGTGGATACAGCAAGGCAATAGGCTTTGTCAGGGCAGTGGTCAAAAAGTATAGCAAGAAGGGGACGATATGAAAACTTTTCTGATTTCTTACCGGTGGGAACATCAGTTCTCAGAATATGACAAAATTTGCCATCACACTGAGATTGTTACTGCCGACAGCATGGGAGATGCAATCGCCACTGTGTTTTCCTCAGCGAATGAAAGCAAAAGAACGGCAGGGAATCAGCACAGCCTAGAGATGCGCAATGTGGCCATACTACTCGCGCTGGAATTAGACAGCACAAGCGGGCTGATGACACTAGAAGCAGCATTGAATATTTATCACGGCATGTAATCTAAGCCGCCCTCTCGCGGGCAGAAGGGCTTTTTAGATGGCCAGAAGTAGAAACATTAAGCCGGGAGCCTGCAAGAACGAAGCATTAGCCGAGCTTGGCCCAATGACGCAGTTTCTTTTCGTCATGCTGCCATGTTTTGCTGACCGCGACGGCAGGATGGAAGATCGCCCAAAACGCATCAAGGCGGAGATATTTCCCTACTATGACGCAGATGTTGACGCGATGTTGCAGGACTTAGAGGACTCACCAGAGCATTTCATCAGCCGTTACGAAATCGACGGAAAGCGTTACCTGCAAATAACTAACTTCAACGAACATCAGACACCGCATCACAAGGAAAGCGAAAGCATAATCCCTCCTTGCGTCAAGCATGACTCAAGCATGACTCAACATCAAGTCAAGCATGACAACCTAGAAAGGGAAGCTATAGGAATCAGTAACAAGGAATCAGGAATCAGGAATCAGGAATCAGGAATCAGCACGGCGATACCAAACGCCAAACTGAGTTTTGGTCACTGGTGGGATTTAGTTCCTCGCAAGGTAGCCAAGGGAGCCGCTGAGAAGGCGTACATTCAAGCCGTAAAGCGATTGGAATGCCGAGAGGACAATCCACACCACTTTTTGCGGGAACGCATTCAAGCCTACGCCAAGACGCCACAGGCTCAAGGCGAGTATTGCCCACACCCAGCGACATGGCTCAACCAGGAGCGTTACGACGACGACCCCGCGACATGGAATCGCGGCTCCCCCCGCAACAACTCCGATCCCCGTGGCAATCTGGCGTTACGTGACAAACTTCTGGCGGAAATGGAGGCGACATGAGAAAGCAAGATTATTTAAACGCTCACGGACTGGAGCAGTTACCTCAAGAGCAAGTGAAAAGCATCGCTGGGCAAGTAAAGGATGCATTGAGTCCAGGGACGTATGTTCGTGGCTACCTCGATGAGTCTGGTGTATTTATCGCCGAAGAAGTTGGCACAGTCACAACAGACGCCGATGGCAACCAGTATTTCTATTCACGAAGTGAGGTTAATTAAATGCGCTGCAAACTGTTCGACTTGGCGGCGTTTGGAAATCTTGAGCAGATATTTGTATCGGACCGCAAAAACATAGAGGGCGTATTAGCAACGCGGCCTTATGTCCGTCAGTCCGTATTTTTAGATGCCACAAATTGCGGGGAAATGTTTAATAACTGGAATGAGTCGAAACATGACATGCTACTAAGCGAAGTGCTGATAAATTGCAATCCACCGTGGGGGAACACCTTCATCTACGGTGGAAAGTTTGTATTAGCAAATGGCGTAATTGAGCTTGGTGTTCATGCAATTGTAGCGGATGAGGAAATAGTTCAAGAGTTCAAGAGAGTCCGCGAAGGCGAAGGAGTTTCCGTAGATAATTTCGATGGGGTCATTACACTTGGGGTATGGCAGCGTGTTACTTCTGAAAATAGGGTGTCATGCACTCCGTATGTTTTTTTAACACAAGGCGGCAAGCACGTTGGTGTCATGGAAGACGGACAGTCATGGTCAGACAAAGAGAGATATGGGGCACTGTATTCCTTCGCGCCGTTTGTTTTTCAGTTGTCTCACTGCAAAAACATCATCACAAAAGAGCATGACCCATACCGGCCAATGATGCCCAGGGGGAAGCGTAACAAAGCTCCCAAAATCAAATACCACACGTTAGAAATCAGCGACACGCTAATTAAGCGAGATGGTGGAGAATCATTGGGTGATGGCGACATGCCCAAGCATATCTGCCGTGGCAACTTCGCACACTACACCGAAGAAAGGCCGCTGTTTGGTAAATACACCGGCACATTCTGGCGTCCTATGCACATCAAGGGAAACGCAAGGCACGGAATTGTCGGCAAGGAGTATTCTTTATGAGCAAAGCCAAAATCGACATCGTGACCGCACTCGCCGAAGCGTTTGGCCGGAACCTCTCCGAGCCAGCCGCCAAGCTCTACATCGCGGCTTTGAGTGGCATCACAGACGAGCAGGCGAAGGCGGCTTGTGCCGTGGCGGTGCAGCGGTGCAAGTTCTTTCCGAGTGCTGCCGAACTAATCGAGTTTGCGAACACGGGCGGGGTAAGCTACGAGTCGCAGGCGTTGATTGCGTTTGAGCAGTTGGACGACGCACTCACCGCGAACAAGCCGAGCCTCATGCCACCGCTGGTTTCCGCTGTGGTCAAACAGTTGGGCGGGTTCGACGAGCTTCGCACGTTGCCACTGTCTCAGTTAAACACCTGGAAGCGGAAAGAGTTCATTGCCGCCTACACCTCGCTTGCCCGCGACAATCCCGATCGCGTGGCCGCACTGGCAGGTCCGACTTCGGAGATTGCCCAGGCGATACTCAAGCGGATTTCCGGTGATTCCGACCGTGCGGCGATTGAGGACGCTAATCGCCGCAAGCTCCTGCAACTCAAAGGAACCTGACCCATGGAGGACCAATGCCCAAAAAAATTAGAACTCGTGCTGCCGATACCCATGCCGACTTGGAACCGGATTCTGGCGATGCAGCACTTCGAGAGAATCAAGCTCCGATCTTTGATAAGAGAGTGCGTATCCATTTCCACCACGTGCGCAATCGGCTCGCGGACATTGACGGACTCAGCACCAAGTACGTCGTTGACTCCCTTGTGGCACTTAACTTTTTTGCAGACGATTCGCCCAAGCAAGTCGCGGAAGTCACTCATAGCCAGTCTAAAGGCAGCCCAGAAGAAACCCGGATCGTGATCGAGGAGATTTAATGCACTGCCGACTCTACAAGAACGAAGGGCCACTGCAAGACAACATACCAGAGCTTTATTTGGAGCCGGTCACGGACTACGAGCAAATCTCTTTTGAGTGGCTGCTGAAAAACTGTGTGGTGCGTGGCTTTGGTCGCCACTGTGACACGAACAAAATTTTACACGTCAGAATTGCCCTGGAGAGGAAGGAATCCCATGAACAAAAAAACCGGCACCGACCGCAAGCAGACGCGACCGACTAGCGAGGCTCGGCGCATTGAAATTTTAACACACTTCCAGAACAACAATCAGAGCATCAAGAAAGTGGCGAAGGAACTCCACACGACCCCAGAAATTGTCTCGAAGGTGCTGGAGGACGCCCACCTACTCGGCGACTGCAAGGCTCTTGGCGGTGGCTACTACCGCTGCGGCAAGTGCGGCGGACGCAATCGGCAGAGCGTGTGCCTCAGTTGTCGCGCCGGGACGTTCGCCAGCAACCCCGCGATAGAGTTTGCCGAGTCCAAGGATGAAACGCACGAGGACGACAAAGGGGCTTACATGCCATCACCAGAAAAAATACTGGTTGAAAAAAAACGCATAATGGCGGCTAATAACGAGAGGCAAAAGGATTACACCGCCTACC